TTGAGCACCTCAAGATTCTTCTTTACAGCCTCAATAGACTTGTCGTTCTCAGCCTTCTTAATGTTAGCCTTCCAGATTACTATCTCACGTACAACATCAGCTATAAACTGATTGTCATAGTCACATTTTCCTGTGGCGCGATCTGTAACTGTATTCTTGAGGTGACAGAAGGCTGATACTGGAGACTTTGTTGTAGCGGTAACGGAGTAAAGAAAGGAACCAATTCCGTTCATTACAATCGGAGCCGTTTCAACAAACTCGATAAGATTGTGCAGCAATTGGATACGAGACATGCCCTTGGTGGCGTCGGCCTTCTCTTTCTCCAGATATGCTGCGTATAGACTGATTGCCTTCTGGATGTTGCTGAGATAGTCTTTACGCTCAGTAAGGAGAATAATAATACTCTTCTTGAGCTGATCCCTATTCTCGATCTTGTCAATATCCAATTCTGGCTGTTCCTCAAGGAGTTCTTTCTCCTCCTTAAGCTTCTTCTTAGTTTCCGCAGAGACTTTTACGTTCTCTTGGGTAATAGTTACGTTACCATCCTTATCAGGAGCTGGTAATGACTTGAGGTTGATTGTTATACCAATCTCCTTCGCAACTTCTGCCATACTCTCCAGTACTGCTGGACGCATTGTACGAGACCATGGGGTGTCAGCAAGAGCTACTTCCTGAGCAAACATAGTCATAACACCAATAGCTGTACACTGATCCATTTTGACAGCTACTTCTCTCTTGATTCCATAACGCTCTGCTGCAGCATCTGGGTCGTGGAAATAAGAGTGACTGAGATTAAGCAAGTCTACTGTACGATTTGGATCAAGTCCACGTGCTGTAGCCTTCTTCACCTCCTCGGTGAATTCACTCATTGGATTAGCAGGTGTCTGAACCTCTTCTACTTTAGGCTCTTCTACCTTCTCCTCTTTCTTAGTCTCCACTGTTGGAGCTTCTACCTGAGGAGCTGCGTTTGCAGCTTTGTTAGCTGACTTTGACTGTGGCTTTCCGCCTTTATTCTTCTTACTCATTTTGATAATGATTTAAAAATTATTTACTTGTGAAAAATATCACGTTAATTGATTAATTGAATGCTGTTTATTTCATGACATGTCATGAAGTATCGAAGTATGTAAACATAGTTGTGGTGGTTTTAGTGGTGAGTAAACTATTCCGCTGTTAACGAGCGGACTATTGAAGCCAATTGAAAGTAATTCAGGCATGTACGTTTCCTGACTCGCAGGTTTTAGCTGTACGCTTTGTGTGTCTCCTAACATAGCATCTGCCAAAAGGAATATTCCTGATGCGTTATTTGACGCCTGCGTGGGGTTACATACCTGAACCTCCTTCTTCTTAGCTCCATTAGAATCATACGATGTCACTTTCGTAATGATTGTAGCTACTGCAAAACTACCAACAAATGATATTAACAGTATCCAAAACAACTTATTACTCTCATTGTATCGACCGATACAAAAGATAATAAGGATTCCAATGAAAAACCAAAGTAAGTCCATTTTTTAATTTTGATTAAACGATTTTTTGATTTGCTTTCGAGTCCTTGATAAAATCGACTTAATAGTTCCAGTGGGGATTCTCAAAGCTTCACTAATTTGCACAACAGTCATATTATTCACGTAGAATAGCTCAAGAATCTGCTTCATGTGAGTAGGGAATTTTTCAAATTCTTCGAGTATTCTTTCGTATGCAAGACGATTGACAAGATCATCTTCATCGGAAGATATAGAAGAGGCAAGCGATAGTCTTTCACTTTCTTCTCCTACAGGTTTCGCGTGGTTCTTGACACTACGTAAGTAATCAATTGCTGTACGATTTGTTAAAATTCTCAGCCATCCTCCAAATGAGTCATAGTCTGTGAATTGAGAGAGTTTTTCATAAACTTTCAAGAATACAATGTTAGTTATATCCTTTGCTTCATCCATATCTTTAAGATAGTAGTATAGGATTGTATCAACGAATCCCTTGTAACGATGAAAAAGTTTATTAAAAGCTGATATATTACCAGCTTGCGCGCTTTTGATAATCTCCACTTCCTCTGGGGTAATACGTGGATTTTTCAAAACAAATAAAGCTATTTATAAGCGTGTCACTCGCATCGTGGATATAGCTTGACCACAATTAGGAGCTATAGACCAACCCAATGATCTATAGCTAAAAAGGTAAATCTTTGTAGATCTCTTCACAATAATCCTTTTGGATTTTCCTTACCAGTTGTAAATGTATCTGAATCTTTAAATTTTTATCTAAATCGCATTTATCCAAAAGGCCCGTTGATATTCGTATCAATACATTTAATGTAATATACGTTAAGCGTTTTAGAACCATGACGATGTTTTCATAAATCCAGATTAAGACTTGTTCTACATCTTTATGACGATTGAACCAATCTCTGTCAAAACGATATTCTGGTAAGGATATTCCAAAAGAATAACTTAAAACTGGTTCTTTGTTACTATATACATAACAATTAAATCCAGCTTGAGCTACAACTAAATCCTTTCTTGTACGTGGAAAATACATAATCATTTTTTCAAATAATTAGTAATAAAAACTGCTAACTTATTCTTTACAGAATCATTAACTGTTTTTAGGTATCCAGAAGACAGTTCATCAATGAACTCCTGTTCCGTTTTACCTAACGAGAGATTTACTTTCCATTTATTTTCAATATACGAAAAGATTGCTTTAAAGAAGTTAATCCAACCTATAGCTGGCTTTAATCTTTCTTTTTCTTCTTCAGAAATCCAAACCCAATCTATACTATCCTCAAATTTAAATATACGCTCTTTTGATGATAATCCAAGAGCTATGCGAGTAGCATTATAACGTTCTTGTTTATCTGCGTATATATTTATCTGAGAATCATAGACATGGTTAATCCAAAGCTCTTTGACTTTACACCATTTTAGTGCCAAATCAACGTAATCAGGTAACCTGTTACGGAGCATCTCTTTATATCCTGTCTTCATAATCGTGGGAGAGGTGGGAATCGAACCCACAGTCAGAGTAGAATAAAATATATCAGTATTAACTTTCCTGTCTCTCCAGAATCTAAACCACTTTGGTAGGTTATTGCATCCACCTGACTTTTACTTACGCTACGCAAGTATAGTCAACAACGTTAAAGTTGCCATTTGAATTTATACAGTATCCTTCCTAACTTAATAGGTGTATTTACTTCCACGCCAATCAAAACCATACAGCCCCATTGTAGGAGGGTTGATCTACGTACTGCTCTATTAAGAGTCCCCTTACAAGATTCTCCTCCTCTCTATTTCTTTATAGTGGAGCTGGCGGGATTCGAACCCGCGTCTTGGACGTATACCTCATACGGATATGCTTCTTTCTTAGTGAATCCTTAGGTGATCAATCCCAAAGATCCTAAATAAAGCCATTTCTGTGCGTTCTAATGCGTTCTAACGCATCTTGTGGGTAGCTAATCCACTTGAGTTGTTTAAACGTCTTAAAACGCACGTAAAAGCTTTTACAAATATGCTTCATATAACTGGTTCAAGACTCTCGTATAATCAACATGTATCTGCTTCTTGATACACAGTACAGTGTCTATTTACCTTCACCCATGAGGATTTCTTAATAGGAGCACCGACTCGATGGTTCGCATACTGTAATTGTTTGATCATAACTGGACATATTATACAGCGTGTCCTCGCAGTTTGCGTTGCACATGGCTCAAAGGCTCTCGTGTCAGTGTTAATTCACTGATGGTGTTTTCTTAACTACGTCACTGCTGGACCAAATCCCTTTAAACTATCTGTAGTCTCCATTAGACTGGTTCTAAGACTCTGCTAACTCAACGCTAATTGTGCACTCGTAGGATAATTAATCCCACCAATACTGCCAGCGGCCTTCAAAGCTCTCTCGCAGCTCCTGCATTTCCTCAGAAAGTTGTTTGTCACTCTCGCGGTTCTTCTTACGGAATTCTTCGCGCAGATTTTCACACTTCTTCTTGTACTCTATAGGAGTAATCTTACCACCAAGCACTTCATCAAGGATATTCTTCGTTTCTGTGAGGTATTCCTTGTTGTTCTTCTCTTCACGACGACGTGCACGAAGCTCGAGGAGAGCCTTGTTGTTCAGATACTTAGCTCTACAGATCATATCCATAGCCTCTTTCTTCTGCTTCTCGTCCTTCTGCTTCTGAATCTCTTCAATAGCTGCTTTGACGTTAGCTTCAGCCAAGATATTGCCATTCTTGATCTGCTCCATCACGTTGTCTTCTGTTACTGCTACTGCAGTGCTTGCTGGTTTCTTTGTTTCTTTTGCCATTTTGATAATGATTTTAAAAATTAATATTATGTTAAACGATTCTAACAAACAATATAGTTAGTTTCGCTAAAAATAGCCATTTCAGGCCTGCCTAATTTTACACACTCCGCATCCACTGGCGTAAATGTTCTGCCACGAGATAGCCTTATTAAGGCTATTCTCGCAGTATCTGCTTCTTCCTTTGTAGGATATAAAGATGTTGTAATTAGGTCTTTTTTGTTGCCATGGGAATTACGGCTCCAAAGTTCCACTTTATACATCCTCTTCGTAGTTACTGTGTTTGTACTTAGAGCGTTTATATGGTCTCGCATTAATATGTCTTGCACGCTCTGTTCTTTTACTCTCTTTCTCTACCACCATATGGTGATCATCGTATTTTTTCATTATACTGATGTTACGACTGCTTTAATAGCAGTCAAGTGAGCTTTTGTAAAATTATACTTCATAGCAACATCTGAAGGGATGTTATCTCTACACAATATGCGCAAAGCGGTTTTCCCCTCTTCAGGAAGGGAGTGTCTTGCACCCATAAGGTTTACTCCAAACAATACTGGATTAATCCAAATTTCGTCGCCGAAGTAACCTTTCAGATAGATCATGGACTGCTCTGTAGGATCTTTCTCTACAGCATGCTTGAATGTGATTGTTTCTGCAGCTTTAGCTTTTACTAAAGTCTTAACAATATCATTCTGACCAAGCTCTGAAATGCAAATATTACGATCACTTGTAATATTCTCTTTCTTGAGAATTTGAGCAAGTTTGATCATAAATTTCTCAGAAGGCTTAATGCCTTCATAAAGAATTACGATAGCCCTTGTTTCCATACTACTTTCCTCCTTCTACACTATCTGGTTCGTCAAGTACTTTGGGGTTCGCCACCATGTCTGGATCTTGCTTGTTCTCATCGGGCAGATTGTCATATACTCTCTTACTCGACAGATATTCTTGAGCAATATCCTTAACCGTAAATGTAGGTGTACCATGATTCTTGTTCATCATAACATGAACTACCGCTTTTAATGTTTGCGTCGGCATCCCCATAAACACACGCTCATAGTTATCTTCCATTAACATCTGTTGCTGAAGCATCACAGCCTCATCTACAGATGACATTTCTGGGTGACAGTACTTGTCAACAATCCCTACCACAAAGGCTGAATCTGAATTCTTGATTTTCCTGTTACCGCTCTCATGACCGCAGCTTGTTAAGGCAGTTAAGCCAAGGATGGCTGCAAGCAGTACAAATGATACTGCCATAATCCTCTTAGTCCATTTTTCCATTTTGATAATGTTTTATTGGATTTAACATAAATTAATTACCCAGTTTTTAAAGAACTTGGAAAAAACTTTTGTAGCCTCATGGAGAGTCGAACTCCAATTACAAGAATGAAAATCTTGTGTCCTAACCGTTAGACGATGAGGCCGTTTATACGAACTATATTCACATACCGTTCGTATATATTTATAAATTAAAGCCTTGGTTAATTTTGTATGCACTATCTTCACAGACCATGCATACACAAAACACGATTTACAAATATTATGCCACGAATTAGAGTGGCTTTAAAGGGATTCAAACCCAAATCTCAACCTTATCAGTGTTGTGCTCTATTAATTGAGCTATAAAGCCAGTTCACACCTACTTTCACAAGCAAGTGTGTTTTTAGTAATCGCTATTACTTTCAATAATTAAACAATTTAACTTAATATGACACAAACCAAAAATGCGTGTTTCACAACACATTTAATCGAAATAATAACAATAAAACAAAATGCCGTGTAGTGCACGAAGTTTTCGAAACTCAGCATCGCGCCCTTGATAAGCGTGCACTTAAATGTACATTCCCTCTGCATCTTTCATCCTGGACTTGGGACCAGTCGTACTCTCCTTGTACTTCGGAGGCGTAGGTTGCATTAAATGTACATGTAGAGCATTAGCTTGATACTAACACTCTACACTTTAGGGATTATTCTTTGATACTTAATCTTATTACAAGATAACAAGTGTCAAATACTAGCACGATAAAACATAGTATGATTATTATAGTGTTATATCTACATATAATCGTACCATTTTCTATCATACACAAAATTAACATTGAAATAATGATTCTTATAGCTGATGTTATTTTTCTTAGACTCATACTCTTTTGAATATTATATGGCTATATTTACAGTCCATTTTCGCTCTACCAGTCTTTCCATCTATTATACCTAAACATGAAAATAGGTTATTGAAAGCGCATCCCTTACAGCCATCTTTTGCCTTATAAGCTCTGTAAACTACATTGTTTATAGTGCAAAATTGGCCTGGTTTAGGAATTTTCATTCAAATAGGATGTCTCTTATTACATATCTAACAGACAGTATATCTTTTGTTAAAACTCCATTTGCGCTTTCTTTAATGATCTTTCTTTTAATAGATCTGTTAATAGAGTCTAACAATACGTATACATGTCTGTTAACATGTGTTAGCTTTACAATCTTAAACTGTCCATCCTTAAATCCTTCTACTACATCAATCCATGATTTTGTAATAGCATGATTAAGTGTATGAACACCAGCTTTAATCTTATCCATATCTTCCTTTGATATTCTCAAACTTGGAGTTTTTACTGGATAAAAATCATCTCTCTCTAGTATTGTTTTCTTGCCGAGTTCATTTTTAGCTTTGATAATATCTCCACTTGTTCCCTCAACAAGGAACAGATTGTAGAGGTGACCGTATATATTTTTACGGTTCACCACTACACCTTTTCTAATTCCATCATTCATCGCCTAACAGTTATAATTGTTTTGATGCGAATGATGGTTTGAATAGCACCATTTCTGAGCTTAATACCTAATTGGGCAGGAATCCCGTAGGTTTTACATGTCTGAATGTAGTCATATGTACTTTCAGACACATTAATAAGTTCATTCACATTGTGCTTAGAGTCTTTGTATACAGCAAATATACGCACTTTTCCAGTCTTTTCGTTAGGAATCTGTACGTATTTCTGAATACAAGCTTGATCACACATTACTGTGTCATACACAGCTTTTTGCTGTGTTTTCTGTGCACTGCACTTTACTGCTATGCCGAAGAAGAGCATAGTTATAAACACGATGAATAAGATCTTCTCAAATCCATCATTGTTACCCGGTTTATTGTAACTTGGAATCATTTTTGATAAATGTTTAAATGTTATGTAAGACAAGCACTTACATTTGCTTGAGAATTTCTTTAATTTTTCTCATATGTCTTTGCTGGTTGTTTACTATAGAAAGTCGTAAGTTGTAATCTTTTATTCTCACAACAGTTTCAATGGCTATATACTTTTCAATTGTTCTATTACCATTAAACTTACCACCAACTATTTTCGATACGAGCTGCTCACCTTTTGTGCTTATGTACGAATGTAATTTTCTACGCACTTTATTTGGTAAAACTTCTTTTTCCTTTTCGGTAATTTCAATCTCGTTATCGGTTAGCTGAAGCTTTGTTTGTATAAGAAAACAACCAGACCCTCTTTTTATAGTTGTTGTACAACCATCTACTTTACGCTTAACCATACACCTTCGAGTTTAGAATCGTAACTCTTGAGGTTGTTTTCAAACTGTTTAGTAAGAATGTAAACCTCATTCTTTGTCAATCCTTTAGCTACAAGAATACTTGCTCCTCCAGACTTGAAGAAAAGCCTAAATCTCTTATTCCCAACCTCATCTACAGCGGATTTGTCTTTCCGCTGTTGATGCTGTTGGTTTTTTATACGTACTTTAGTTTTCCTCATTTTTTGGAAGTTCAAATGAAGTATCGAGCATTGCTTTAAATACCCTATTGGTAAAATCTGATGCTCTCTCGATCTTAAGGTTTGCGGCTTCTGCCTCCAAAACCTCTGTTAACAAGTTTTGTTGTGTCTTTGCAAACGCACTCACACAATCTGCATCAACCTCGTCAAATGGAACAGAAGTAATTTTAACCATTTTCGGATATTTCTCGTCACATGGATCAATATCATTGTCACACACCTCACAACTTGCGATTTTATCGCAGTCTTCTGTGATTGTCCGTATATGATACGAACCTTTGTTTAACACTTTGTCAGATAATTCTGGACCAATTCCTACTTTTGTTATCACTACAATTCCACTCTCTGTTAACTTTAAAATATTCATTTTGATAATGTTTAAGTTTTATTACTTTGTATAGAACTAAGCATCTATACTTGCTTTGATCTTTTCTTTGATTTCCTTAGCAAAAGCTTCCTGCTTATTCAGGTAGATATACTTTCTATCAAGATAAGCAATGTTATAATAAACATGAAATATTACACCACACGGGTATGTTACAGATAAATCTTTTATATCTCTAACACTAAACAATAGCGATGTATAATTACGGTCTTTCACATTTTCTCGCTTGTAGCGATTAATTATAGCATTTACTTTTCTCTTTAGATTTTTATCTAAGTCAAAAGCTTTCGCTTCCTTCTTAGTAAAAGTTAATCTTGTTTCTACTAAGAAAGCAGAGTCATATTCTGTTACCTTTTGCTTAATCATATTAAAGCTTCTTTAAAGTTTCCAGAACATTTTTTACACCAACATACAATGCGTTCTGCACAGTTGTGTAACGATTACCAATCTCGTTTTGATACACAACATAGCCATCTCTTGTATACGTCACAGTAGCCATTAATTCAACTTTGCGTATTTCAGTATTAGTATGAACTGATATGCTAATGTATATCCCCTTTTTAGTTGACAGGAAATCAACTGCTTGAGATACATTTGGCATAGCTACATAATCAATTCCTTTCTTGTTCCAGTTGTCTATACAACAACGTTCAACGGGTATCCTTTTTATGAAATACCCGTCTGTTTCTTCATTAAATCCCATCTTTTTGAAAGCCAGGGATTCAGTATATGACAACTTAATCATCTGATAACAATTGATATGGTTGGCCACGATGAGTATCAAGAAATTCTTTCGTACCAGGTCCAAATGGGAGAATATCACAAAGCTGATGATTCTTATCGAACAATAAGGTTATCCCACTTTTGTCTATAGATAGACAATTATGGTTAAATACGAAAGGATGACCAAAGAACTCACGCTCTTCACGCCTCGTCATTGCTGACTTTGCACGATAACGCTTTACTTTCACGTACTTATTCTTTTCAGAACTCCATACATGATTGATGACCATGTGCTTAGCTTTTGAACTATGCACCTTTCTTGCGGCTGCATCAGCTGCCTTCAAGAATTCTGGATAATCATTCTGTGCCATTACTTCATGAGTTTAGACATGACTGAATCAAATGATTCTGTTGTGTGGAAATCATCGTCGGCCGATGACACAACCACTTCGCCCTCCATGTCATCCTCGAATACGGATACAACTTTGGATTTACGGACAGCTGTTCTTCCACCTACAGTGTTTGAAAAGATAATAAAATCTTCCATACATTTACCTTGCACTAGGGTTTAATTAATGTGCATTTTCACACTTTCGTGTGCACTCCAGACAGTTCCTATAAGTGTTACTATTATTCACACAGGGGCTGACAACAAGTGATTGGTTTAGAACTATAAATAGAGACTTCCCATCTATGTCTTTTTTGCTATCTATTTACGGCCGATAGCTTTCCGTAGTTTTGCAAGATTATCGAGGTATTTAGCCCCGCAATCTGATTCCAATATTGGATCGTCTTCATCCAATATCTCATCAAGTAACTGTTCTGTACTCTTGTAGTACTCATAGTATTTATTATTTAGATCTTGAGTACACTCTTGTAGTTGTATTCTCTCAAAATCATTATCATCTACTATGTGAAAACCAGTACACTTGATTAACGTTGGTATTGCAAGCATACCAAGACAGAACGCTAGGAACACATAGGCAGTTGTTTCACCGCCTAAAACTTTTAAAATCTTCATTGCCATAGTTTTTTGTTTTGTTTGTTACTGTTGTGTTAATTTTATAATGGAGTTGTAGTATTACAACCCCATTACGAATAATTCTTCTTTGATAATAAACCAAAGCGGAAAACTCTCACACATTGTCATTCCGTCAGATTTATACTCTTCGTAGAATTCCTTTGTGTAATTTTCGACAGCTTTGTCGAAATCACCTTCAAACTCAAGGTAATCAAATTCCTCAAGCTTGTAATTCTTGGCTTCTTCATTAAAGTAAGCCAAATTCACTTCATGACCTGTCCAGTCTAATGTGTGAATGATCTTCACATACGAGATGTTACTATTCTTCAGCATCTCGATAAATTCTTTCTCTGACATCATAATATCTGCATCGTATTAGAGGGCACTCCTGGAGTCGAACCAGCCGCATGTTGTATTAACATACGTTTTTCCGCTCGGATATATTTATATCCAAGTATAGATGAGTACCCAACACTGATTTGCACCTCAGTGTACCTGAAATACCAGGATTTTTATATTGGGATTCAAACATTTGTGTATTTCTTCCTGTTTAAATCTAACTATTAGCTTTCCACATATACAACCCATGTGTGGAAATTTAGTCTTGCACTAACTGTGTAATTATTAGTGTCCCATCCATGTATAAGATAGTGCATTATCTACTTACATGTGGAAATTATACATACAGATATATGTACTCTCGGTTTACCTTCACCAAGAATAGGGAGCTACCCTACATGTGTGTCCAATATGTGATAATCGAAATCACTTATATATGTGTTATATACTCTCCCTTTTGAGAATATTGGTTGTGCTGCAACAGACAGGAAAATAGTTCTGTGTTATAGCCATATAACCTCTCTCTTTCGAGAAAGGCTATATATTAACTTAGAACGGAGTTTCAAGTTCTGCTGGCTGTGCAGGATTCTCAGGAATGTCGGGAGCCCCAACCGCACCCTCAGTCTGCACGCTTGTAGCATTAACTGCCTCGCGCCAGAAGCGTGATTCCATGCGTGATCCAGTGCTGTAAGGATCCATGCCGCTGAAGTATTTCATCGAGCCATCAGGCATGATGAATTTCACCTGCGTGAGCACAGAGATGGTACTGCGTACCACCGGATTACCTGCAGCATCTAAGATGCGTTTTCCGTCAGCGTCGTTTGCGTAACATGGGCCTTTTGAGAGCTTGTATTGCTCTTCAAGCATGCCAGGGAAACGCAGATAGTCTGCAAAGTCTGCAGCATTGTCAGCTGCTTTCATTGCATTCATATCGATGTCATATCCCTTTGTTACAGGATTGGGAGTTGTAGACGCAAATACTTTGATCTTGTCGATTAAACCAGGTACGTCTTCATCCCAGAAAATGATTCGTTTCGATTTAGCTGCAGCGCTATCTTCGTCACGTACTACGAGAACTAAGAACTTTGATTTAACGCCGTTTCTGTTCTCTTTGCTCGCTACGCCTAAAGACATAGCTATCGTCTTGTATGCTCCGAGTTCAGAGCCTTTGATTAATTGTCCCATAATTGCAATTTATTTGGGTTACCGAAATCAGTTCAGATGCACAGCTTATCGGTGTTGGCTGGCGAGTTCTATGAATAATCTATGTTTGGCTTCTTGGGTAGGGAATATGGAGATTAAGTATGGCTATTTGGGCTATTAAAGTGAGTTTTTAGCTCACTCTAATAATCCATACCCAATGCCTCCTTAGCGTGTTCAGTTAAGGAGTTTACCCTCTTAGCGCTGGTTGATAATA